CAACTGCCAGTCGCGGAATCCCCCGCAACCGTCAACCTGCCCAAGCTCGCGCGCGGGCTACTCAAAATCGCCGCGATTGAAGAAGCCGAATTCATCGACTACTTGCACCAGACCGGCGGAGTTGAAGACTCGCTTGTCACGCTCGAAGAAATCGCAGAGATGCAGCCAGCCGAAATCAAAAAAGCGTGCGATAATTTCAAGCCCGTCGATAGGGCTATCAAGTCAGCGCGGGTCTAACGCTGACTTGAGCCGCGCCAGCCGGAGCGAAACCCTGAAATGAAACCGAACCGCCAAAATAAAACAGCCGCCCGAAATGACCGGGGCGGCTGGCGTTGGCTCCAAGGATGTGTTAAGTGGCTCGCGGGCCAATGGGTTTCTTTTTCTTCGGGCGTCCTCCCCTCTTTCCATTTTGACGGGCCGCTTCCGATTTTGCGGCGGACTTGGCCTGACCGCCAAGCCGCCCCAACTGCTGCGCGGCGAGATTCATATAAACGACGGGTTCTTGACTTCGGAAACCTTGGCGACGTAGTAGCCGGAATCGTGGCGGCGATTCTCGCGGTCAGCGAACTCCTTGGCCTCGGCCTTGGTAAAGAAACCAAATCCGACGGTGGCTTGATAGCGTTCTCCTTTGGTGGCGATCCATTTGTATTCAGTCTTTTTCATGTTTTTATTTTTTTATTCGCGGGCTTAATCGCCCTTCGATGGTCAAAGATTAACCCAACCGCTTGGGTTTGTCAAAATAAATCTTCAATTATTTTTTGGCGAGAAATAGCCAATGAAATCAAGCCACTTAACAGTTGAGTGAACCAACCCGGTTGGAATTATCGTGAGCCTTTACGCCAAACTTAAAGCCGCTGCAACTCCCGCATGAGAATGACGCCAGCACAATACGCCGCATTGCTGGCCCGCAACGCGCCGTTTGTGGCCGCTGGCGCGGGACTCCCCTCCTCAGGAGATAAATGTGAGGCGGACATTCAGGAGCAAATTGAATCGCTCCTGAAGTCCTACGGGCGCGAGTGTTACTACTTCCGCGCTCGGATGGACAAGCCCACAACCGGGCGAGTCGGCACGCCGGATTTCATCGGCTGGCTGCGCGGCAAGCCGTTTATGCTAGAGGTTAAACGGCCCGGCGGGAAGCAGACGCGCGAGCAAGCGGGCGAGCTTATGCGCGGGCAACTCGCCGGGGCGAAGTCAGCCGTGGTTTATTCGCTAGTGGAGGCCGTTGAATTCCTGAAAACTTTATGAGCTACAAACACCAAAAAGCGCTTTGGGTTTAGAAGCCATTCTTCGCGCAAAAGGACTCAAAAAAAGAAATTATGGCTATTCTTAGAACAATCGGCACGGAAGAAAAAGACTGGCCGTTATGGGGTGCAAACATTCCAGACCGGTGTTTTTATTGCGACAAACCTCTCAGCTTCCCGCTGGTTTATTGGCACGGATGTAAGGGGGAAACGGGAAGCGACGATGTTCTGCAAATATGGCTTCACCCTCGATGCGCTTGGAGGCTTGGTCATCAAATTGCAGAAGACGCGCACAAAACCGGCGCTCCGATTTATGAGCCGGGCGAGGTGCCGAAACCATCACATTGACTCGAAACTATTTATTTCCCGGCCAGAGTAACCGGCGCGCGTGCGTCGGCGGCGGGACGAAAACCCGCGTGATATATGCAGACTAGAAAAAAGATAGACAATCGCAGCGTGCGCCCCGTGGGGCTTCTAGGCCTATCCTCTAGGCCAGTCTGCGCCCGTTTTCGCGCGGGGCGCACGCTGCGGAGGTTTAAGTTATGAGAAATCCCCCCGCGTTTCAGTTTTACGCCGATGATTTTATTGGCGGCACGGTGACAATGACGCACGAGGAGAGGGGGCTTTATATCCTATTGCTCTGCCTCCAATGGACTCAGGGCAGCATTTCGCCAGATGACGCCGCGAGGCTCGGTTCAACACTGGTCAAACCAAGCCTCAACCGCGTGCTAACCAAGTTCCAACCAGACTGCGACGGCCTGCTCAAAAATAGGCGGCTCGAAGCGGAACGCGACAAGCAAATCGCGTTTCGGGAGCGACAAGCGCGTGCCGGAGAGGCGTCAGCTAAGGCTCGGTTCAACCGCGGTTCAACCGTGGTTCAACCGGAGGGCCAACCAAAACTCAACTCTCCGTCTCCGTCTCCGTCTCCATCTCCTAATAAAAAAGAAGAAGTCGCTTCGCTCCCCCTCCCCGCTATTCCTGAAAAGGAAAAACCGAAGTGCTACCACGAGCACGCAAGGGTTGCTCTCCACTGGCTAAACGAAAAGAGCGGAAAGCACTTTCGTGAGACGGACGCAAACCTTGCTAGGATTTCGGCACGGCTAAACGAACAAGGCGTGGACATTGAAGGCGTAAAACAAATGATCGACCGGCAATGCGCCCTTTGGAAGCCGGACGCCAAAATGTCAGAATACCTCCGCCCCGAAACGCTTTTCGGGAAAGAGAAATTCGACAACTACTACGCCGCGCGACTTGTAGAGTTTAAGCCACAATGGCAGCCGCAATTCGTGGATAGCAGGAACATCAAACCGCCGCCGGGGTCGCCGGAATTCTGCCCCGGCTGGAAAAATAAGGACTGGCGCGAAATGACGAAAAAGGAGCTCGACGTTTACGTTGACCAATGAGCGAGCCTATCTTCAACACCGAGGCCGAGGCTGGCCTGCTCGCCTGCCTGATGGACGGCGGCAGCGATTGCTACCACGACGCCGTTGGACTCGGCATTCGCATGGATTGGTTTTACGATCTCCGTCACCGAGCTATTTTCCGCGCGATTCAGGAATTGGAATTGGAAGGGAAACCGGCACTTTTGGTTTCGGTGAAGATCAAGCTGGAGCACCGGATCAAAGATGCGGGCGGGCTGGACTATCTTGCTTCGATACCTGACTTTTCACCGTCTGCAGCCCTTCTCCCGCACTTCGCCGAGCTATGCAAAGGCACGGCGCTGCGCCGGAAAGCCGCCGCCATTGCGACGGAAGGGTTAGAGCTGGCAAACGGCACGGCGGAAGGAAGGGACGCCTTAAAACGAATCCTAGAGCGTTGCACCGATGCGCTCGACGAATCGGAAACCGTCGAAAGCCATACCGGGGCAGGGCTGGCTACGGCTTTCTTGGATAGCTTAGAGCGGCTAAAGGCGCTTGCGGACGCGGGAAAGCGCAGCGGGCTTGTGACCGGGCTTTTGGATGTTGACCGGATGACGGACGGAATTCAGCTAGGCGAGCAGACTATTATCGCGGCCCGCCCCTCATCCGGTAAAACGGCCATTGGTTTAACTATTTTGGAGCAGATGGTTTTTGCGAACGAAATTCCTTCGCTTGTCATTTCGTGCGAAATGTCAAAGGAGGCCCTCACGCATAGGCTTTGTGCTATTCACACGGGGGTTCCTCTATCGTGTCTCAGGCGCGGAACATATACTGAGGCGGAATTCAAGCGCATTGAGGCATTCAACAAGCGTCTTGCTAATGCGCCGCTTTTCATTCACGACGGAATTTCCGGCGTAACCGGCGGTCAAGCATCGGCCATAATTCGCCAGCACGCGCGGCGGCATGGCGTTCGTTTCGTGTTGGTGGACTACCTCCAAAAACTAAGGCCGGACCGCAAGGGTGAAAAACGCACTTATGAAATCGGCGAAATATCAAACGCGCTCCGTTCCGCTGCCGTTAGCAGCCGCGTGGCGCTCATAAGTCTGGCGCAGATCAATCGCGATTCAGAAAAGGGAAACGAGCCGAGAGTCCCGAGGCTATGCGACATTGCCGACTCCGCGCAGATAGAGAGGGACGCCGATACGGTAATGATGCTGCATCGTGATCGGACCAAGCCCGCCGACGCGCTCCTAGTGGTAGCCAAGCAACGCGACGGGGAGACCGGCAACATCAATTTACTTTTTGACGGACCAACCACAAAATTCAAGAACCTAGAACATGAGCATCCGCAAGACTGAAACAAGGCTTGTTTCTATATGCTGCCACGGTGACATTGTTGCCGCTTCGTTATTATACAACGGAGAATCTTTGGCGTTTAATTTTTGTTCGATTTGCAAGCGAGCAACAAAGCCGGTAACGATTCCGGCGAACGCGCATCCTTTGCGGAGAAATCAAAACCAGTCAAAACCATGAACTACAATAAAGTCATCCTCGCCGGTAACGTCACGCGCGATCCTGAATTGCGCACCACTCCGAAAGGAACATCCATTGCGAAATTCGGCCTCGCTATCAACCGCAACTGGACCGGCGAAGACGGCCAGAAGCGCGAGGAAGTAACATTCGTGGACGTGGACGCCTTCGGAAAACAAGCCGAGATAGTCGGCAAGTATTTTCGAAAAGGCCGCTGCCTGCTCGTGGAAGGCCGACTGAAGCTCGACCAATGGGACGACAAGCAAACCGGCCAGAAGCGCAGTCGGCTCGGCGTCGTGCTCGAATCGTTCTCGTTTGGTTCGTCCGGCGAGAAGCGCGAAGCACAATCGCCAGCCGCAGTTGAGCAGAAACCAAAGGCCGATTCGCCGCAGCAATCAGATGAAGGAGACGACGTGCCGTTTTGAAGATGCGTCAAAAGCCAATAAACACGGGCCGAAATGAAGGCCGAAAAAAAGTTTGAAAAAAGGCTTGCGCAAGCCGCTTGCGCATGGCAAAGTGTGCCCGTGAAAACGAAATACAACATCATCTACCATTACGGAATGGATACAACTCCGCGCTGCGCAGTATTTGAGTGCGGCAGCCGCTACACAGTTAATCAAGCAGCAGCAATGTTCATGTGTGCTCACGGTGGGAGCTACATGGTCATTGAGGCCATCACCGCCCAAGGGCCATGAAACATGCGGTCAGCAAATACCTCGCGTCAATCGGGGCGCGGGGCGGAAAGGCGGGAACAGGCAAGGCAAAAGCCCGCACGAAGGCGCAAGCCAGCGCAGCTGCAAAGGCGCGATGGGACAAGGCGCGTGCTCTGAGCCAGAACGATGGAATTGGGCATGACGAATAACTTCAACACCCCATCAATCCGAGGAAAAAACTCGGTATCTGCACCCCCCCGCAAGCTGGTATCTGGCGACGGCCTCCGTTCGGCTCTCGCGAGAACTGTAAAAGGGGAAACCCAAACGCCCGGCGTGTATGCTGCGGTGGAAATCTGGTGTTTGAAGCGCCGCATAAACGGCAAGTGGGTCACGGAAAAAACTCATGTGGAGGAATCGAAAGCGATGGCATGGGTGCAAATGACTAACAGTTGAGCGAGCCACCGGGTTGGAATTATCGCGCTCAAACGACGCTGGACTAATGCCCGTGTTCGGCCATAAACTTTGCGTTGTGTTTCTCGGCCAGTCGCTTGATTGACGCCGCGACGGCTTTAAGGAACGCATCGCGCGCGTCTCCATTGCGCTTAAATTCCACGGTGAACACCTCGGCGAGCCGGTCAGTCTCTCCGCGCGACGGCTCCGCGTGACTGGTTAGTTGGACGGTGAGTTTCATAAAAAGTGCGCGAAGGGTAGGCGCGAAAAATCGCGCGCGCAAATTTGAGTTGAGGAGTTGGTTACGCCTTCTTGTGTCGGAAGTGCGCAACCGGATAAACGCGGCCACCTAATACCGACGCGATGCGAAAATTGCGAACCTCGATAATTCCATCGCGAACGCCAGCGTTGAGAAGCACGCGAGTTCTGGCAGCCCGCAACCCCCAAGCGTCCGCGTATTGCGCCGAAGTTTTGAACCCAGCCGGAACGGTTTCCGGTTTGTTGGCAGCGGCCGACAGAATCTTCCTGAGCAGGTCGTTGTTTTTCATTTAGGCAATCTCCATTCGGCGACGTTTGACGGTTGTTCGTGCAACCAAAGCACGGCTGAGTTGTCCGTGTATTCTCCCCAAACGAAGCCGCCGCTCCATGCCATTGTTGCGCGGCGCGCCTTGGCATATTCGAGCGCGCCCATGCGCGTGAGCGTGCCGACACAATAGCCGGTCGGGCTGTCGCTTCTCCTGCCCTTCGCAACCGCAGCGCGATGCGTGTGCGCGTGAACTACATTGCCGAACGCCTCGGCATGGTCCCGCGTCGCGTTCTCGTTGTAGAATACGCCGTGCATGAATCGGTATCCGCCGATCATACGCCCTTGCCTAATCCCGTTCCACTCGACAAGTTCCGCCTTCAATCCGCCCGTCACCTTGTAAATGTCAGAGATGACCGTCTGCGCGCAGTGCGCCATAATCGCGTTGCTGGAATTCGCCAGCCTGAAAAGCCGGTCCTCGTGATTACCGCAAAAAACTAGCGTCGGGCGAAGCCTTTCGAGAAAGTCTAAGCCGCCGTCAACGTCAGGCTGGACCGGCTCGGACTCGTCATTCGTGCCGCGTGCTCCGGCGCGGAAAGCCGCAGTGTCGCAAAAGTCGCCGAGGTGAACGCACGTGTCCGGCTTGTAATCTTCGCGGAACTTTATGACGGCCTCGACCGCGCGCGAGTCCGCATGGATTCCGTGCGAGCAACCGACGGCTATAAGCCGTTTCCATTTGCGAGTTATACTTGGAGCTTTCACAAAAAATTCCCCGTCGCGCGACTGCCGCAATTCTCCTTCGCCGCGCGCAAATCGCTCGAAAATGCGAAAAGGCGAACCGGGGAATTTTCCGAGATAGGTTTCGGAGCCGGGATGGTTTGCGTCGGCCCGGCGGTTTTGCAGCCGCACAAAAAAACGCACGCGATACCAACAAAGATTAGAAACACAATCGCAGTGATGATTATATTGTCGCCGTCTTCCTCGGTGAAATTTCGCTTTGGATTCATTGTGCGAAAAATAGTTGCACGCCGTCCGCAATTGCTTGCGCAGCGAGAATTCGCTCTCGGTTCTGTGGCTCCCAAAAATGAAGCGCATAGTCCGCGCCGTTTTCTGTCAGCGCGACGATGCAGGTCGAATGCGTGCCGTCCGTCACGCCGTTAAGATTCACGCTGGCAGGAATCGTGACGAACGCCTCGCGCGCCGCAATGTGAACGTCCCTCCGCGCAACATCGAACTCGCGCACGGTTGCGAGACAATCAAAATTCATCTCGGCAAGGGCCGCGCGGCTGAACTGCTCGCACATGCCTGAGCCTTGAATGTATTTCAGATCGCGCCCGGTTACATACTCGAACCATTGGTGATTCCACACGTCGTCAAACCAACGAAGCGATGGGACCATCACATACGGCGAGCGCGAAATTGGTGGGAAGCCGCAGTCAGGAGCAATCTGCCGAATGCGCGCGTCGAGTTCTATTGTCGGCACGATCAACATTGCTTCACTTGCGATATTTCACCGCGAAGAAAATCGCGCACGCGAGCGCGAACGCATGCGCAACAGCCATTCCCGCAGCAAACCATTTCGGCACGACAACCAGCGTTTGCGCGTTCGGGTGCATGAGTATTAAACGCGCGGCTTCCATTGCGCACCGGACGCCGCAGCGTCTAGCGCGGCTTGGAATGCGGCCTCGTGCGCGTCATCCCATTCGCCGGTTTGTTGCGCCGTAGCGCGAACGTGCTGGAAAAAATCAAAGAGCGACTGCCCGGCCTGAATGGCTTGCGGCAACATGGCGAGAATGG